ATGTAATAGAAGAGGGAGCCAACTTCGAAATTGGAACAGGCACATATTCCAGTAGTGGTACTTCTCTGACAAGAACGCCCACGGAAAGCAGTAATAGCAACAACGCAATTACTTTAGCTGGAAATGCTACTGTGTCGGTCACTGCTGTTCACTCAGACTTTAATGTTCTACAGCACGAAGGTTCTACAAAAGTTGCGGTATCTGCGACAGGTGCATCTGTAACTGGAAACTTGTCTGTTTCTGGTACAATTCCTGCTGGTCAGCTTACTGGTGCAATGCCAGCTATTGATGGTTCAGCATTGACAGGCATTCAGGGTATTCCTAGCGGTGCTATCATGATGTGGAACGGCACAAATGCAAACATCCCGTCAGGTTTTGTTTTATGCGATGGCAGCAACGGAACTCCTGACTTAACAGATAAATTTATATTAGGTCGTGGATCAAGCAGTAACTCTGGAAATTCTGGTGGTGCTAACACTGTTACTTTGGCAGAAGGTAACTTGCCAAGCCACTCACATGGTGCTGGTAATTATGTGACAAGTAACACTGGCGCACACTCACATACTTTAAGTGGTAATACTAATAACACTGGCGGTCACAGTCATAATACAAACAACACTGGTAACCACTCACACAATACTCTTATTTATGGTGCAGGAAATACAAGATATTTTTTGACCGCTGGGCTTACCTCTAATTATGCAAGTAACAATGTTTTTGCTGGCACAAGCAATACTGGGGGCCATAGCCACAACACAAATAACGCTGGTAATCACAGTCATAACGTTGGTGGAAATACAAGTAATACTGGAAACCATTCCCACAACGTTTCTGGAAATAGTGGCAATGTTGGTAGCGGTTCTGCGCTCACTATCACACCAATTCATTTTACATTGGCGTTTATAATGAAAACCTAATATGGCACAAAAAGTAAAATTTCATGCTTCCCAAGAAGTGCTAGACGCATATCCGCATCCATATCCTTCTGTAAAAAACTTACCAGATTGGTTTAAAAATTTACCGCCATCATTGGATAGTCACCCTGCAAATGGCTCTGTCAAAAGATGTATTCCGTTCTTAGAGGCTTGTAATCAAGGTTTTATTATTCCTTTCTATTGTGATGTTTTTGTTCATGCAGATGCTGAAAAAATAGATTTCGAGTTTGCTGAGAAAAATCTTTGCGATGGAATGTCACCACATTCTAAAGAGCAAGTTGAAGGGCATCCATTTGAAAATTTTAAATATGGAAAAGTGCCTCTTAAATGGCACAATCCTTGGGTTATACAAACGCCAAAAGGTTATAGCTGTTATTTTGTATCTCCATTTAATAGACTAGAAGATAGATTTAAACTTTTTGATGGTGTTGTGGATACTGATAATTATTATAATAATATAAATTTTCCGTTTATATGGACGGCTGGAGAAGGTGAATATTTAATAGAAAAAGGCACACCTATGGTGCAAGTGATACCGTTTAAAAGAGATACTATAAAGCATGAGGTCGGTGTGATGGACAACAGAAAAAGAAATAAAATTAATAATAAATTACAAACACTTTTTAACAATAAGTACAGACGTTTGTTTTGGCATAAAACGGAGAAAGAAAGATGACAGTTAAAGCACTTGCATTATGGACTACTGGCAAAGTATCCATACAGATAGACGGTGAAGAGTATATAGCAGAAATTACTCACCCTGCATTTTCAACAGAGCATCAAACTGCGTTGGCAGCTATGAAAAATAGCCTACAAGCAGATGGCGCATCTGAAATTTTTATAGAAGAACATCCGCATGAAAGTTTTATTCATAAAATAATAAATGGGAAAAATCACACGTCTGATAATGTAAATTCTTATCAAGTTTTTGTTGATTTAAGAAAATATGCGGATGATTTGAAAAATTATGAGGATGTAGGTAGTATCCCAGACGATATTGATATTGGAGATTAATCTATGACGATTGCATCACAACCGATAGCTGGTGGCCCAATAGCATCAAGTGGCGGTGCGAATTATGCAATGTCCGTTACAAGCGGTACGTTTACGCTTTCGATGCAAGGTGCTGCTAAACTTATTACAGACACTTATCCAAGCGGCACATTTGTTTTAAGTGGGCAACCAATAGGGTTTAGAGAAGAGTATGCTTATCCAATTCAAAGCGGAACCTTTACGCTAACTGGTCAACCAACAACTGCATCTATTGGTAAAGGTATATTCTTAGAGCCTATTGGCACATTTGCATCGACAGGTCATGCCGTAAGTTTTCAGAAAAATTTAAGCCCAGATGCACAAGTAGGCGTGTTTACGTTAACTGGGCAAGATCAAACTTATGCAATCGACATATCAATTATACCACCAGCCGCTACGTTTACGCTAACTGGTAATGAAGTAATTTTTGGTTTTGATATTGATGCAGAAACAGGAACATTTGCGTTAACTGGACAAAGTGCTGCATTGCGGCATGGAAGAACCATATCAATACCAGATGCACAAGCATATACTTATCAAGGATACGAAGTAAAATTTAGAGGTTGGTTTAGTCCGTTTGTTCCACCAGCAATATGGACGGATGCGGCTTAAACTGGTATGCTAAGTAAAATAGGAGATTAAAATGGCTATATCGATTACTAAGCCTGTCGTGGGCGGTGACGAAAACACATGGGGAACAAAATTAAATACAGCCCTTGATGTTATTGTAGACGCTTCTAATGGAACAAGCGGCACTATTGCCCCAGATTTAAGCACACTTACCATTAACAGCACTAACGTTACAGCTACGGCAGCAGAATTAAATGTTGTTGATGGCGATACCGCTGCAACAGCTACTACTGTTGTAGGTGCGGATCGTGTTGTTTTTAATGACAACGGCACTATGAAACAAGTAAGTCTTGCTGACATAAATACATATATTCAAAGCCAAGCTGCGGCTGGTGGTAATGGTCAAATCACGATTAGTGCTGGAAATGCCATAACTGGGGGTGGTACTTTTACAGTAAATCAGGCAGGCAATAGTACCGTCACTTTAGACCATCAAGATACTTCAAGCCAAAGCAGTGTAAACAATAGTGGACAAACGTTTATTCAGGATATAACGCTCGACACATATGGACACGTTACTGGTATTAACTCAGCAACAGCCTCAAGTGGCGTAACTTTTCTTGCGAGTGGAACGCAATCAGCAAGTTCATCTGGCGGTGGTAATTTTACTATAAGCACTGGTGTAGCTAATAAAAGTTTCTTAATTAGGCCAACTTTTTATAGCAGTAACTTGTCAGGAGCAGGGCCATTTTTTGGAACTACGGACGGTAGCGGCAACATCTCGGCACAAGTTTCGGCTGTTGGTAATAACCAAAGTTTTACTGTGTCATATGTAGTATTTTAAAAAGGTAGAAAATAATGCAACACGATTTTAACAGCAAACATAAGTATATGACGCTTAATTCTGAAAATATTGTCGTACAAACCGTTTTTTCAAATTCAAATGAATTTATTGTTTCAAAAGCAATGGTTGCTATGCCAGAAAATATTAAGGAAGACCCCATCGGAAAAGTTTACGATGCAAAAACAAAAACTTTTTCAGAAGCCCCTCTGACTGTTGATGATATAAAACAAAAAAGAGATGAAATACTTACTTCACAAGTTGATCCAATAGTAAGTAATCCTTTGCGTTGGGAAGATTTGGGTGAAGAAAAGCAAAATGAGTGGCGCACATATCGTAAAGCATTATTGGATATAACAAGCCAAAAAGGATGCCCAACAAACGTTATATGGCCGACAAAGCCATCTTAGGAGTAGACAATGCCATTAGTGCCTTTAAAATTACAAGCAGGGTTTTACCGCAACGGCACAGAATTTGACGCTAGTAATAGATGGCGTGATGGAAGCCTTGTTAGATGGCGAGATGGTTCACTGCGTCCGATTGGCGGATGGCAAGCGTTTAAATCTGGTTTTTGCACAAATCCAGTGAGAGGATCACACGCTTGGGAAAGTAACGCAGGAACTGCTTACTTTGCTGGCGGCAGCTATAATGAACTTATAGCCATGACAGGCGCAGGGGTAACTTATGATATAACGCCAACGGTTCTATCGGCTGGTCGTGAGGATGCTGCACTAAATTTAGGTGCTGGTGGTGGTTTTTACGGCATTGGGTATTACGGCACTCCAAGACCATCAACAGGAACTTATTCTGAGGCAACATCATGGTCGCTTGATAACTTTGGTGAATATTTGCTTGGGGTTCATTTTGATACAGGAACTTTAGTAGAGTGGCAACTTGGATCGTCAGCCGTTGCAGTTCCAGTAGCAAATGCGCCAACTAATAATCTTGGATTAGTCGTGACCGAAGAGCGATTTGTTTTTCTTTTAGGTGCTGGTGGAAACCCACGCAGAGTGGCTTTCTCAGATAAAGAAAATAATACAATCTGGACACCAGCGGCAACAAATGAAGCTGGAGACATTGACCTTCAGACAAGCGGTCAAATTATGCAGGGCATAAAAACAAGAGGTCAGACGCTAATAATAACCGACACTGACGCATTCTCAGCAAAATACATTGGCCCACCATACGTTTATGGTTTTGATCGTGTTGGTACTTCGTGCGGTGCAGTTTCTAGAATGAGTGCAGTAGATACAGATGTCGGTGCTTTTTGGATGGGTCAAAATGGCTTTTTTACTTTTGATGGTAACAGGGTCAGAGAGCTTCCTTGTGAGGTTCATGATTATGTTTTTGATGATTTGAATGTAAACCAACAATCTAAAATATGGGGATTTAGTAATGTTGAGTTTAGCGAAATCTGGTGGTTTTACCCATCTGGTAGTAGCTTGGAGATAGACAGATATGTTGCTTATGACATACTTGAAAACCATTGGCTGATAGGTAATCTATCACGAACATCTGGCGTACCAAGGGGAGTTTTTAGAACGCCGATTATGACAGGTGAGTATGCAGCAGAAACAGTAACTTACAATGTGACAGTAGTTTCGGATGGCGGCAATAAATATGCTATTTCAAGTTATTCTGGCTCTGCACCAACAATAACTCTTACAAAAGGTAACACATACAAGTTTGATCAATCAGACGCTTCAAACGCCACGCACCCACTTCAGTTTTCTACAACTTCAGATGGTACGCATGGTGGTGGTTCAGCATATACCACAGGGGTCACAGTAGTCGGAACCGCTGGGCAAACTGGTGCATATGTTCAAATAGTTGTAGCAGATAATGCGCCCGATACGCTATATTATTACTGCACACAACACTCAGGCATGGGCGGTACTGCAAATATCAATGGACAAGTAGTTGTTTTTAACCATGAGCAAGGTTTGAACTACGATAGTGGTTCTGTTTTCTGTGAAACTGGTCCAGTGTCAATCGGCAATGGTGATAATGTTATGTACGTTACGTCAGTTATACCTGATGAAAAAACTCAAGGTGATGTAAATATGACTTTTAAAACAAGGCTTCATCCTAACGGTTCAGAATCAACATTTGGTCCATTTGTTCCTTCAAATCCTACAGACGCTAGATTTAGTGGAAGACAAGTAAGAATGAAGGTAGAGGGAGTTAAGGCTGCAAAATGGCGTGTGGGAACTATGCGTTTAGAAACAAGGGTTGGAGGTACTAGATAATGCCAGTTACTCCACCAGTTATAGGTGCAGACATTAGGCAGTGGGGGCGTGAGCTTAATTTATTTCTCAGTAGAAATTTAGGTAAACTATTTTTTAAACAATCTGGTGATGTTCCATCTGAAAATGGTATTTTTCTATGGGATGAACAAAGAAATTATCCTGTAGTTTCTGCACAAAATGTATTTAAACAAGTAGCTATGAAGCAAACCACACCTAGTTCTAGTGTTGGTGCATCTGGCGATGGAGCAGGCATGATAGCTTGGGATACTAACTATATTTATATTTGTACTGCTGCATATGATGGATCAACAGCAATTTGGAAGAGGGTAGCACTGTCTACATATTAAATGCCTAAAGATACACAAGTAAATGAATTAGAAAGATGCCGCCCTTGGATAGAGGCGGCTTTGGAGTATTCTGGC